CGACCGAGATCCGTCTAGATGAACCAGTAGAAGTCTTGGAAGGCGGCACTGGTTTCATGATGATTCCGCGCCGCACCCTGGAAAAGTACATTGAAGCTTATCCTGAATTGCGTTATCTACCCGATCATGTTCGGTCGGAACATTTTGATGGTAGTCGCGAAATTTCTGCTGTCTTTGATACAGTTATTGATCCGACAACCAGGCGGTATTTGTCTGAAGATTATATGTTCTGCCAATATGTACAGAAGCTAGGTATGAAAACATGGCTGTGCCCATGGATGCAGCTTAACCATACCGGTACATATACATTTGGTGGTAGCTTACTTGATCTAGCTCAGATTGGTGCAGCAGCTACAGCAGATGTTGATGCTATTGGTAAGGCTAAGAAGCTTGCTAATGCACAACGCGGTTGACTTATAGATCAACCTGTGATATAATCAATTTAGTTTTAATGTCATGGAGAATGTGATGAAACTTTCAAATGAAACCGTGGAGATTTTGAAGAATTTCTCCGCTATTAATCCATCAGTAATGATCCGTAAGGGTGATACAATCAGAACCATTACTGCGAAGAAAAATGTTCTGGCCTGCGCTAAGGTGAAAGAAACTTTTCCTCAAGATTTTGGTATCTATGACATCACACATTTCTTGAATGTGATTTCATGTGCGGATTCTAATATTGGTAATGTCACCTTGGACTTTGATGGTGATCTTGTACATTTCCGTAGTGGTAAGACCAAAAACTACTATCGTGCAGCAGCACCTGCTGGTATCACACAACCGCCTGCAAAAGATATCGACATCTCATCACCAGATGCTACTCTAACTTTACCTAGCACTGTGATGGTTCAAATTATGCGAGCCGCTGGTATTCTACCAGCTCCAAATGTTGTGCTATGGGGTAAGGACGGTGTATCTTATTTCTCAGCATACAATGTTTTGGATGAAACATCTCTCCGCCAAGATACTGAGATTGGTACTTGCGATAAGGATTTCATCGCGGTATTTGATACCGATAATTTTAAGATGTTGCCCCGTGATTATAATGTAAAGGTTACATCTGGTGTTGCTTATTTTGAATCCACAACTGGTGATGTCCAGTATTGGATTGCATGTTCAACCCCAAAGAAATGAATAATCGATCAGGGGTCAGTACCGTAGCTCTCGTAAAGATGTTGCATAGAGTTGTAAATGTTAGTCGTGAGCAAGGTTCTGAACTAGAGGTTTTAGGTGGAATCCTTGCGGTAGCTGTCAAAGGCTATCGCAAGGCCTTAGGTCCTGAGCAATCTGCTATGCTTTTTTATAGTATTGCAGATGATTTAGCGACTAATGATATAAATGATGATTGGAATGAAGGCCATGCTGGAGACCAGCCAGAATGAATTTCTTTGGGTAGAGAAATATCGACCAAAGAAAATACAAGATTGCATCTTACCTGAAGGTATTAAAAACACCTTCCAGGAATTTGTGAATCTTAAAAATATTCCTAACCTTCTATTATGTGGTACAGCTGGTGTCGGTAAGACTACCGTTGCCAAAGCTATGCTTGATGAACTTGGCGCTGATTATATAATGATCAACGGCTCGTTGAATGGTAATATCGATACCCTTCGAACAACTATCATGGGTTTTGCATCCACTGTATCTATGTGGGGTGGTAGAAAATATGTTATCCTAGATGAGGCAGATTATCTAACTCATGCAACTCAGCCTGCATTGAGAAATTTCATAGAGCAGTTTAGTCATAATTGCGGTTTTATTCTGACCTGCAATTATAAAAATAAGATTATCGAACCTCTACATTCTAGATGTAGTGTTATTGAATTTAAAATCGGAAAGAAAGATATGCCGGCTATGGCCGCGCAGTTCTTCTCTCGGGTTCGCGAGATTCTGGCAGCAGAGAATGTTACTTATGATAAGAAAGTTATTGCCGAAGTTATCAATAAGCATGTGCCTGATTGGAGACGCGTATTAAATGAATTGCAAAGGTATTCATCTAAAGGTGAAATCGATTCAGGCCTACTAGGATGTGTAGCTGACCTTGATATCAAGGATCTAGTTAAATATCTTAGAGATAAAGATTTCACGTCAATGCGCCGTTGGGTTGGTGTAAACTCTACTGTAGATCAGCATACGATCTATAGACAGTTATATGATTCGGCCTATGACTTTATGAAACCCACAAGCATACCAAATCTTGTATTGATTTTGGCAGACTATCAATACAAAGCTGCATTTGCTGTAGTTCCTGAGATAAATCTATCTGCTTGTCTGACACAGATCATGATGGATTGTGAATGGAAATGACAGAAAAACTTTCACCATTTGCATTCGTAGATTGTATCTCAAAATCTAAGAAGGATCTATTCAGGGATCCTTCTACATCTGAGATGTCGGTTAAGGCTTATAGCTCATTCATGGTTAATAGGTCATTGTCATATCACATTGATACTGTATTATATGCAAATGAGATGAATATTCGCGGTCATCTTGATGGGTTGTTACAACATGACTATCTGATAAATACTGTAAGACCTAGGGTCAGAAAATCTTCAAAATGGCCGAAACCATTTAAAGATAAAGACATCGAAGTCATAATGGAGTATTATGGTTGTAATTACATTAAAGCGAACGATATCCTTGGGATACTGACAGATGATCAGCTATCGGTACTCCATGGTAGAACATATAAAGGTGGTACCGACAATGACAGAAGAAATGATAGAGGTTCGTCTAAAGAATCCTGAAGATTTTCTAAAGATACGTGAGACATTGACCCGCATAGGTGTCGCATCGCGTAAAGATCAGATTTTATATCAGTCTTGCCATATTTTGCATAAGCAAAAGAGATATTTCATAGTTCATTTTAAAGAGTTGTTTGCTCTTGATGGCAAGCCAACAAACTTTACTGATGATGATTTGATGCGTAGAAATACGATCGCCAATTTATTGGCTGAATGGGGTCTAGTCGAATTAGTGGATCCCTCATCCACAAATAATGTGGCTCCGATATCTCAGATTAAAGTATTGTCACATAAAGAAAAAGATAATTGGACTTTGGAAGCAAAGTACAGTATCGGTAAGAAGAGGACACTCTGATGGCACAACCCGTTGTCGAGGCTCTTAAGGTAGCTCTTGCAGATACCTTCACGTTCTATCTAAAGGCTCACTATTTTCATTGGAACGTGCAGGGTCCTGATTTCAAACAATACCACGATCTATTTGGTGGTATCTGGGAAGAGGTATTTGGTGCGGTTGATCCTCTAGCTGAGTTTATTCGCACTATGGGTTCATATGCACCAGGTACACTTGGTCGTTTCAAGGAGCTTACAACTCTAGTCGAACTTGAAACAGTGCCTGAAGCGCGCGAAATGGTACTTGCGCTAGCTGTAGATAATGCTAAGGTTCTACAATCAATTAGAACTGCATTCACCGAATCCGAAAATGCTGGTGCTCATGCAGTTGCTAATTTCTTACAAGATCGTCTGGCCGCGCATGAAAAGCACGGCTGGTTCCTCCACTCAACTCTGGGAAACAATGTGAATGACTAATTTCGATATGGTTGCTGATTTTATGCGTGCAGCCGAACAAGATGTTAATACAACGCCAGTATGGCCTGAGGATAATGTTAGACTTCTTCGGTATAAGTTAATCGATGAGGAACTTACAGAACTTCATGAAGCGATGGTTAATGAAGATATCATTGAAATCGCAGATGCACTTACCGATTTGCTTTATGTCGTATATGGTGCTGGTCATACATATGGTATTGATCTAAATCGATGCTTCGCAGAGGTGCATCGCTCTAACATGAGTAAATTTGTGGATGGTAAGCGCATTAAGAATGCGGAAGGCAAGGTGATGAAGCCTGACACTTACAGTCCACCCGATCTATCATTTTTACTTCCGGAAATGACAGACTTGCCGTTGACAGAAGAGTAGTTATATGATAAATATAGACAGCATTGCCCATAAGGGGATGCTGTCTATATCAACCCTCGCTTAACCAAGGAGGAACCAATATGGTTTTATTTCCCGATCTGTCCAAGCTGGACACATTTTCAGTCGGCTTCAATGAAGTTTCAAAGCGTCTGCTAGAAGCCCACGATCATCTATCAAAAGCAGTGCCAGGCTGGCCTCCCTATAATATCATCAAGGTCGATGAGAACAAGTATGTTATTGAACTAGCTGTTGCTGGCTTTGGTAAGTCTGACCTTGAGATTGAAATTCAGGATGGTCGTCTGCTTATTCGTGGCTCCACAAAAAGCGATGAGAAGTCAAATTTCCTGCATAAGGGAATTGCTGATCGCGCTTTCCGTCGCGAGTTTCATCTTGCTGACACAGTGGAAGTCAAGAATGCCGAGATGGTAAACGGCCTGCTGAAGGTGTGGTTGGAAAATATTATTCCTGACCACAAGAAGCCTCGCAAGGTCGACATCGAAGAAACCGGCGATACCCCTAGTAGAAAGTCAACAAAGCAACAACTCAACGGATAAACCGTTGAGAGTTGTTAAGGGGAGAGGCATTTGCCTCT